CCAGAAACACCTTGTTGTCCAAATCTTATTAATTTAACTTTGTCTCCCTGTTTTGCTAATACTGCATGAGATTTCGTCGGATGACTAGGAGTTCTTTTTGGTTTATTAAAACCAGAAAATGTTTCAGAACCACGTTTGATTGCCATTATTTCTTTCTTGCCTTTGTGTATATAGCTTTGTCAACCTTCCTTGCAGGTCCACCTTTCATATAACTGTTCACACGAGCCATTGACCAAGCGGCCATTGATACATTACGACTACCACTCGACAAATAAGCTCCTTGCCCTTTTCTGTACACAGAAGCAAGTTCACCATATTTAAAACGAGTCCCTTCAGCCTTTTTTTTAAGAGCTTTTTTTGTTTGTTCGTTTAGAGGACTTCTTCTTTTTCTTTGTGACATCTTGGTTAACCCTTGATTTTTGTACAGCTTTTATATCTATATAAAGACCCTTTCTGTAGGCTTCTGCTGTTCTTCTTATTTCAGCAGCTTTTTTTGCTCTATTTTTAGAACCCTTAAGATAATTTTCTGGTATTTTAGCCTTTTTCTTTTTCTTTTTTGGCATTTTTCTTTGGTTTACAAGTTTGTGCTGCCTGTTTTGCTTCAGACAATCTTTCTGCTAATGATTTTGCCATTATTTTTTACCACCTTTTTTTACTTTTTTCTTTTTCTTGGGTGGTCTACCCATTTTAGAACCATAAGTTCCTTTTCCCATTGGCATAATAATTTAAGCAACTAACAATAGTATAACTTTTAAATTGCTTTTGGATATTTTTTTATTAAATCTGTTAAAGATAATTCTGTTCCATCATCTCTTAGTATCTGACGTAAAGCATCTCTTGGACTTTTATTCTTTTTATTAATTAAATAATTAAAAAAAGTTTTTTTATTTCCCAAAGCCTCTGTCTGCATATCTGGATTCTTTTTTAACCAGTTTGGGTAGCTTTCTCCTTGAGGGACTCTTCCTTTTGCACTTGGCCTTGTATCAGGAAATTTCTTACGCAAATCTTCATCATCTATTATTGGTACAGTAGTGGATCTACAATTAAAATGTTGAGGTGGCATTGGACCTTCTCCATATTTAAAAGTTTTTCCATCTAAACTCCCGCATATTGCAGTTGTTCTTCCATCAAGTGTTGCTACATATTCATATTTTTTAGTTACTTCTTGATTGGCAGAGTAAACAGCCTGATTTGCCATTGTTTGGACTTGATTTACAGATGTTCTTACAATTGTTCTGACTTGGTTGTTTGCTAATTTCATTCCAGTACCACCAGCAAGTGCCTGTGCTCTTGCTGTCATTTCTTGATTTGCTCCAAACTGCAATCTACCTCTTAGCCTTTTTGCTATTTTTGTTATAGATTCACCCTCTGTCATGCCTACATCAACTGTTCTTCTGATTAATTCTCCTTGAGATGTAGCTATTCCACGAAATGCTTTTTCAATTACTTCTCCACTTGGCAATGTTATAGCAGATCCTTTTGCTGCAGTAAGACTAAATGTTCTTTGAACTTGTGATTCAAATGTGGGCAATGTAAACACATTAATTCTTGTAGGGTCTGTATAAACAAGACTTCTGGCAAAATCACTAGAAACTTGTACTGTATTTACATTTACTGCACCTCGAGGTAAAACTTTTTGTAATTCATTTGCAACAAATTCTGTTTGAAATACAGCAAGACTTTGTAATTGATCTGTCATATATGCAGTTCCTTCTACAGACCAACCTTGTAGACTTTCTTGAAATTGTGCAAGCATTGCTCTGATACGAGCAACAGTTGCAGGGGCAGTAACTTCATCTATGGTTGCAAGTTTATTTGTTAAATCTAAAATTACATTATTGTAATTAGTTACTATTTCCCTAGAGATGCGATTGCTGTATCTATTTAAATCAATAGATTGTCTGTAAAAACTTTCTGGAATTGACATTGATTATGCTGCATCTTGTTTTTCTTCTGGCTCTTGTTCTACTTCTTTTGGTTGTGCCATTTCTACCATGCCACCACTTTGTGTAGATTCAATTTCTTCTTCAACATCAAATTCATCTCCCAACACTTCTCCTTCATGTAATTGTTTTAACAATGTTTCTTGAGTAATCGAACCAGAAGTATAAAGCTGTAATAATGCTTGAATCTCTTGTGGCTCTAGTCTCTGTGATAAGAAGTCTCTATTAACAAAACAACTTCCAGCATCAGCATTGATATATTGTGCATGAAACTGCAAACAATTATCAATCATATCTTGCATCTGTTGAGCTACAACCATCATTGTTGAATCGCCCTGTGATCTATCTATTCGTTTTGCTTCTGCTGTTTCAGCAGATAACTTTTGTCCCAATACAGCAGCAAGTCCTAATTCATTTATTTGGTTTGATAAAACATCAAGTCTTTTAAACTGAGCATCATAACTTCTACCAGCAGGTTCAATATATTCTGCTCTTCCATCAGCAGGGAAGGCAATTGCTTCTCCGGGTCCAGCAGTTACTTCTTCTGAATTTTGTGGAAAACCATAAAATGCCAACATTGGTACAGCAGAAATATGTAATTGATTATCTAAATCAGATTGTATTTGATATGCTTTTAAATTTAATTCTGCAATGTCAGACATCGGTGGTCTTGATTCTAATAAATTTAATCTGTTTGCGTACGCAACAGAAAATGGTATTTCAGAAAGGCTTGTGGTTCCCTCATCAACTTTTACAAATAAATTATTTTTGCCCTTTTGATGTATTTCAAAACCACCTCTAGTCAATAACCTTATTTGGTCAATTATCTTTTCACCATAAAGACCATCAGGAACTGATACTTTTTCCTGTAGACGTAATTGTGTTAGTTTTATTTCACCATCTATCATTTCAGTTCTGTATCCCAAAATATCTCTTGGTGTATAAGTTACCCAATATGGTCTGCCATTCTGCCCACTTGTTGGAGCATCTACCAAGACTCCAACATGACCATATCTGACCATCTTTCTTGTAGTCTCATAAGTCCAAACATTAAGATCATTGCCCTGTAAGTCAACATCAAATAAATGTTCACGGATTGAGTCTGCTGTATCGTTTAACCTGACAGGCTTTCTTGTTAACATCCCAGCTAACATTCTTTCCAATCGTAAATAAAATGGTGGACAAACAGACCTAGCAAGTCTGTTGTCATATGATTCATCCAATTCTCTAGGTTCCTGTGGTAAATATCGTCTATGCCTTTTTCTCATCTGATATGTCCCACCAAGCAAATCTTCTATTAACATCCAATGTGGCTCTTGTTGAAACCAAATAGCATTAGGATCATTTATTTCCTTACCTTGTGAGTTTGTCTCTCTGTCGTAATAGTTATAACCTGAGTACATTTTGCTCCAATGTTTTCTTTAGTGTAATAAATAATCTTAATAAAGCCTAATTCCTGTTTTACGACCAG